TATACTCTCGTAAGAAGAAGAGTCAACGATAAGAAAAGCTGGGTCTCCACGGGGGCATAATGAACAGCGAAGAGATTCTTGTCCGGTCCAAGTACCTCGAAATGGGCATGGCCATCAACATGGAGCCACAGCCCGGCAACAAGAGGCCAATCGATCAGCAGCTTTCCTCTCTGACTCGCGAGGAAGCCCGACGCGCAAAGCGCAAGTTTCGCAAGCAGTGGCGAAAGTGCATGCGTGACTACCACGACCAGAGCCTCGCCAGCAACGTGTTCGGAGCGTGGAACGCCAAGAAGGTTCCCGATGCCTGCAAGATCAAGCGCAGGATCGAGGTCCACCAGCTTGTTGTCGTCTCTGCAAACTCTCCGGAGCACAAGTGAGCGTGCTGAAGTTCCGCAAGCCTCCTCCCGGTCCCAGCGCGGGGCCAGCGGAGGTCTTCTACATCAAAGATGAAATCAACAAGTTGGAAGACATGAAGCTCCAGAACCAGATCGACACCATGCGTCAATACCTGCGCACTCTCATGGACGGGGATGATCTAGAACCGATGTGGCCCGTATACGACGAGGCCCAGCTTCCTGCGATTGAGTACGCCTACGATGGCTACACCCAGACCTCGCACATGGTGGTCACTTACGTCGATGGCCTCGTGGTCGCATGACTGAGCAGTACGATTTCTATCACAAGATGCCGAAGGACCAGGCAGTCTCAAGCGTCATTGAGAAGATGCTTGACTTCTACGATAACGCGTTCGATGTCGCGTTCGAAGATGGCGGCATCTCGATATACGCCGAGTGCGACGACCCAAATGATGGGAAGAGCACCGGCATCAGGGAAAAGATTGGCACCGGCATTGGAGGCTGGTACTTTGTGATCGTCAAAGTGGGCGATGGATATGTGAGCAATTCAGGAAGAGGGACTAGTCGGTTCTAGCTCTCATTGTAACTCAAACAGGAAATAACTTGCGCGATCTGATAATCTGTGACTTTTGCGGCTGCGACTTCTTCTCAAACAACATCTACAGGAAAGTTGAAGATGTCGGCTATGTCTGCTTCCCATGCATCCAAGAGGAGGAGAGGTTCCAAGACCTGTACCTCGAGATCATGGGCAAAAATGTGAAAAAGGCAGAAGCAAAAGATTGAACTCAGCGCGAGACTGATTATATTGCGACTGACAGCAATGGAGTCACGATGACTGAAGATTCGAAGTGGTTCAAGGACTTGACTGAGGGTGTTCACTACCGGGTCACAAAGTTTAAGCACTCCACTGGCCGAATCATGGAAGAGTGGGTCTGCTCCAGTGGAGATCGCTGGTACCTGGACCCGGGCTTGAGCCGTGCGACCTTCCTGCACGACCACGACATCCGCCCGTGCGATCCGGTCCCGGGGCTGCTCAGCAAATAGTTGCAAAGCAGTTGAACATCAGCGCAGGGCAGATATAGTAGAGACATGGGGCTGGAGACGGCCACTTTGATAAACCAAGTCCTCGTAGCTCAGCTGGATAGAGCAATCGCTTCCTAAGCGATAGGTCACCTGTTCGAACCAGGTCGAGGACGCCATCTTGAATATGGACAGCGGGTGTACAGTATGCATCGACGGGGACGCCGATGAGAGCACAGCTGAACCGGGACTGATGACGCTGTACGGGCTCCGGGTCTCCATGTTCTTTCAATGCTTCGCTGGCCCATTGGTTGGGCAGTAGCCTTCCAAGCTACCTAAACCGGTTCGATTCCGGTGCGAAGCTCCACTTCACAAGTAAGCAATGGACTGTATAGTTAAACATGGGAGTTGCTCTAATGTTTAGCTGTCCTGTATGTCAAAAAGAATTTGAGACCGGCCCAAGGCTCGGTGGCCATGTTGGATCACACAACAGGAAATCGAGAACATCGACTAAGAAGTCGATGGTTGGGACACTTAGAAAGTGCAAGTTCTGTGACAAAGAGTTCGCATCCAAGAGCATCGGCGCCCACGTGATTGGGTGCAAGATGAATCCGAATTTTGACACCTATCGTGAAAGCAGATCAAAAGCTGCCAAGAATCGAAGGTACTCTCAAGAACATCGTGAAAAGATGTCTGAGACAGTCATGAAGAAAGTTCAAGATGGAACTTGGCACCTCTCGTTCTCAAAGTCAAGGACACATGAGTACAAGGGAGTGAAGTTTCATGGTCTCTGGGAAGTCAAGTTTGCGATGAACCTCGATGACAAGAACGTCGAGTGGCGTCGTCCAACCGAGAAATTCCAGTACACTTTCGAAGGAAAGACCCGAAACTACACTCCAGACTTCTGGATCCCAGAACTGGAGTCCTATGTTGAGATCAAGGGATATACCACTCCCAAGGACGAAGCAAAGTGGAGTCAATTTCCTCTGAAGTTGGTCGTCCTAAAGGGCGAAGACCTTGTACAACTAGGGATTCTAGAGGATAATCAAATCAAGAAACTGGCCAGGTAATTCAGTGGTAGAATGCCGGACTGTTAATCCGTTAGTCGCTGGTTCGATCCCAGCCCTGGCCGCCATCTCAAAGACAGGACACATGATTACTCGCAACGAAGACAACATCCGAGAACTCATCGATGAAAACACCCATGTGATGGTGCAGTTTGGCGCTTCCTGGTGCATGCCTTGCAAGCAGTTGAAGCCCAAGGTGGAGAAGATCTCCCTTGAGAGTCCTGACGTTGTCTTCGCCTATCTCGACGTCGAGGAGTCACAGCGATACTCCACGGAGTCCGAGGTGCTTTCGGTTCCGACAGTGATCGGCTTTCACAACAGCATCGAGATCGGTCGCACGGTCGGTAATAACGAGAGCGCCGTGAAAGAACTCCTCGAGAAGTTGCGGAGCCTTTGAACACCTTCGGTTGTTGATTACAGTCTGATTGTTGGAAACAACCCATAAGAGAATGACCGGTTAGCTCAATTGGATAGAGCAAGAGGTTTCTACCCTCTTGGTTGGGAGTTCGAGTCTCTCACCGGTCGCCACTTTGAAAATTTCGGGGATGGGTGAGCTGGTTGACCACATGGAGCTTATATCTCTACATTGCAGAGTTCAATTCTCTGATCCCCGACCACTTAGCGGCTGAAGCTTGACGAATATAAGTCCTTCGACAATGACTCCTGGGAAATCCTTGGGGCTGTAATTCAGGAGTCAGAAGGCCATTCTTATAAAGTGGAAGTCCCGGGTGCAAATCCCGGCAGCCCTACGGTTATAGCACCCGGCTTGGTAATACTTAGAGTTGGGAGCGAAAATGAAAGTAGAAGAAGTTTCAAGCCTTCAAGAAAACGGAAAGTACGCTTGCAACGCTTGCGGTAAAGAGTACACTCGAAACGGAATCTCAACTCATTACTGGTTGAGACACGGACAAGGTGGAACTCATCTTGAAAAGATTCAAAGACAACTGCACGAGATGCATGAATCCAAGAAGGGAAAGCCGTCTTGGAATGCAGGGCTGAATGCTTTGACAGATGAAAGAGTCGCAAGGTCGAGAGAAACTCTTATGAAGAGAGTGGAGTCAGGCGAATTCATGAAGGATAGGATTGGAGTTCCTCTCAAGAATTCGACCAAAGAGAAGCTCTCTGAGGCTCGATCAAGATTCCTAAACGAAAGAGGGAATGGCGGTTTCAAGGATGTCAAGTGGTTCAAGGCCACTGACTCTTTTGGAAACGAATGCTCACTCAGGGGTTCGTGGGAACGCGATGTTGCCGATTGGTTGAATCAGCAAGGGATCATGTGGACAAGAAAACACTATGTCAAGTACCTTGATGACAGTGTCAACAGGACATACTCGCCTGACTTCTTCATCCCATCAGACAACACTATAATCGAGGTCAAGGGTCACTACTCCGACAAGGACAAGCGAAAGATGAAGCTCGTCCAGGATCAACATCCTGAGCTCACAGTGAAGATAATAATGAAGAAAGAATTTGAACAACTTCAGAACTTGACTTACAATCAACTGTAATGGAAACCTTCCAATGATCGTAAGGACTGATTTGACTGTCTGGGTTACCTGAATCAACAGGACACTTGAGATCCTCACAATCAAATCCGATCTGACAGTCCGGAAAGACGGACAAATCTTCTCGCCATAGCTCAACTGGATAGAGCGCAAGCCTTCTAAGCTTGATGTTGTTGGTTCGATTCCAACTGGCGAGGCCACTTCATCAACCGCGCAATTTGCGCATCTCAACAAAGGAAAGTCCATGCGTAATATCCTCTTTGCCCTTCCTCTACTCACCCTCCTTGCTTGCAGTGACGATGACAAGGGTGACGATAAGGCTGACTGCCTCGCTGACACCGCAACGGATTCTGGTACTACTGATCCGGTCGACACCTCTGATACGAGTGGCAGTGACACGGCAGACACCTCCATTCCTGTCGATACTGGCGATACCTCGGCTCCCCCCGACACTGGTTCTTCTGACACCGGGACGGACACAGGGACCGGTGGTGACACGAGCTCCACTGACACTGGGGCCACTGACACTGGTTCGGGCGGCACCGATACTTCGGCAGGCTGATTGATTGGGAGAGCTGCTAGGGCGGTGGTCTAGCAACGGGCTGTAAACCCGTTCCCTCAGGGTAAACACTGTCGGTTCGAATCCGACCTCTCCCACCACAGGCTCGTAGCTCAGCTGGTTAGAGCGCCTCTCTGATACGGAGGAGGTCGTCGGTTCGATTCCGACCGAGCCTACCATTCAGGCTAGCCCAGGCCTTCGAGCCCACCAAGTCGGCAATGGGCAAGAGAACTGAAGCTCTGCTGGAGGAAGTCCAGATCCGCTGGTGCCCTCGGAGAAGTATGGGCCGCGGTTCGCAGGTCGCCGTGAAAGAATGATCTGAAAAGCCCGATTCGCAGCTGATCACTGGGAACACGTGTAAGGGGCTAGCCGGGAGGATCACGTTGGACCTGGCATCTGGCACTATAGCTCAGTCGGTAGAGCAAGCGTTTCATACACGCTCGGTCACTTGTTCGAATCAAGTTAGTGCCACCATTTGCCCCCATGTCCCGAGTTTGGCCGAAGGGAACGGACTCTTAATCCGGCGTGTAAAAACCATCGATGGTTCAAATCCATCTGGGGGCACCACTCTTCACTGGAGGAACTTCATGGAAACCGTCAAGAATTTCGCAGCGAACCAGCTCAACGAGTTCACCAAGAGCCCAGCCGACAAGACCCTGAACTTTGCGATCAATGCCGTCGGCTATGCGGTCGTCATCTGGTTCGCATCGGGGCTCCTCAACTTTGCCGCGCGGATCCTCATCAGCTCCTACGCCATTGTGACGAGCGCATTCTGATGACGCCTGCTGAGACGCTACAGAAGTTCAAGGAATCGAAGTTCCTCGTCGCATCCCGTTCCAATGGCTACATCTGCCCGGGATCAATGCGATTGGCAAGCTTCGAGGAGGCCATCGGTTTCGGTAATGTTGGGACCTGGTCGTCATCGGGACTGTGGTTCCGCTCGGGAATCTACCTCATGGAGGGGGACGGCTTCACCAACGCCCACCGCCAGATTCGCAAGCTCTTCAAGGAGGGGCTCCTCGAGATTGTGGACAGCGAAGAAAAGAACTACCACGGTTATCCCTACAAGGTGCTTCGGATCAAAGGCGGCGATCACTAAGATTTCACAGGCGATGTAAACGAGAGAGGCGATAGATATAATCTCAACATCGAGGAAACAGGAACTGTTCACGGAAACACGGACACGATGTGGACCAGCTGCCGAGGCTGTTGATTCGGACGCTGCCAACTAGCGTAAAGTTGTGGTTCACCGGTCGGAATCATGAGCGACCGGGTCTCGTACAGAGGAGGCTACAAAACTCTGGTAGCACGCTGGCTCTGCTAGGTCGTCCTACTTAAACCAGCACTTTGTCGAATAGCTCAGCGGCAGAGCGGCACCCTTACAAGGTGCGGGTCGTCGGTTCGATCCCGACTTCGACAACCAAATTCGGGGATTAGCTCAGCCTGGTAGAGCGCTTGCCTTGGGCGCAAGAGGCCGTCGGTTCGAATCCGGCACCCCCGACCACATAATGCGCGGATGGTGGAATGGTAGACACACCAGGCTTAGAACCTGGCGCTCTAAAAAGCTTAAGGGTTCAAGTCCCTTTCTGCGCACCAATTGCCCCGGTAGACCAGCGGCAGAGTCAAGGAACTTAAAATTCCTGTAGGGTGGGTTCGAATCCCGCCCGGGGCACCAAATTCTAATATCAATTTTGCCTCCATGTCCCGAGTTGGCCGATGGGAGCGGACTTTTAATCCGACGCGGTAACACGCCATCGCAGGTTCGAATCCTGCTGGAGGCACCATTTCATAAACAAAACACCAAGTTGCTGGGGTGTCGTTCAATGGTAGGACAGCGGGCTTTGACCCCGCGAATTAAGGTTCGAATCCTTGCACCCCAACCACATCAGATCCCATCGTCTATCGGTTAGGACTCGAGACTTTCAATCTCGTAAGCTGGGTTCAACTCCCAGTGGGATCACCAACTCGGCCCTCTGCATTATATTTAAGATGCAGAGGGCCTTTGTGTACCATGAGAATGACTGAGACGAGACTTAGACACCTCATTCGCGAGAATCTCATATCTGAGGGCCTCCTGAAGCCGCCACCAAAGATGCTGGCAGACATCACCGACTACCTCCAGGGTCGAGCTGCTGGTTGGCTAGCAGATCCTAACAAACAGAAAAACTTTAGACCCGATGACATCTTTGTCGACCCAGGGGTGATGAAGTTGGCGGCTGGAGATTCGGTGCCCATGCACCCGAAAGCGTGGACAGTCATGAGCGGTGAGATGGTCAATTGGCCAGTGGACCTCACTGGATTTCCGTACCCAGTGAAGGAAGCCCCAAAAAGCATCCTCCTGTACCTGAACTACAAAGACCCAGTCCCGAACGTGGGTGGATCTTACGATCCCGGTCTCTCTGTTCAGATCAGGGACGAGAAGCTGTTCAAGTCGACGGAGGGCTATGACAAGCTGATGTGGCACATTGAAGCTGTCGTTGCACACGAGCTTGAGCACTTTGTCCAAGATCTCCTGAAGGGAGTATCAGGTGGACTGCCGAGCAGGAAGATAAGGGACGAGCGTTTTGACAAGTACGGCTATCCTGAGAAGGGGTCCGGCGTCCCAAGGGAAGAGCTCGGCTACGACGGCAGAAAGAAGTACTTCCTTCAGGACACAGAGTTCTATCCGTGGATCCGCTCTGAGGTCATGGCATTCGAGAGATTTGCGCGTGGTCTGGGAGAAGAAGAGAGGGAGAGGGTAAGACGCTCCTGGGTGGATCCCAAAGATCCGGAAATCCTTCAAGCAAAGGCAGACATCCTCGGTGAGGATGAGTCCAAGTTCTTCTCCGCCCTGAAGGACAAGGAGCCACTGAAGTGGCAGAAGGCAGTGAAAGAGTTCTGGAAGTCGACACAATGAAAATTACAGAATCACAGCTACGCAGTCTCATCCGTGAGACCCTCCTCACTGAGGCTGCAATGACACCGGCTTACGCCAGTGAGCTTGGCATCAGGTTCCAGATTCGCAAGTTCCCTGACAGCGCCGTCATCTATGCGCGCAAGGAAGGAAGGGACTCGGCAGTGGGAACCCTCTCAGCCTCGCCGACCAACGACCCGTGCAGCGATGCGTGGGAGATCGTCTTCTCGCAGGCCAGGATCGACGGCCTCGGTCCACTCATGTACGACCTGATGATCGATGTCATCAGTCCACACCCGCTGATGTCCGACAGGATAGAGGTCTCCGATGCTGCCAAGCGGGTGTGGGACTACTACCGCGACCGAAGGGATGACATCGAGAAGCTACAGATGGACGACGAGATCAACACCCTCACCCCTGAGCCAGATGACAACTGCTATCAGAAGAGCGCCAAGCTGTGGGACAAGCGCAATTGGGCCAGCTCCTCGTTGTCGAAAGCCTACAGGCGGAAGGGTGGTGGAAGGCCAACCTTAGACGAGCTGGTGAGGCTCGGCCTCGTGGACTCATACTGAAGAAGGAAACATGAGAATCACAGAATCACAGCTTCGCAGAATCATCAGGGAAGAGCTATTGTCGGAGAAAACCTTGGGCCAGGTCACCGACATCCGTCCAGTGCCAATCGACCCAGCTGACGATGAGATGATGATAGGTAACTTCACTTTCTCACCCGGTAGAAAGGACGTCACAACACGTCGTCGCGACATCAAGCGCTCTTGGAACCAGAACGCTGATCACAGATTCTTCCAGGATCCGAACAAGATCCTTGTCATCCACACATTGGGCCTGGTCTCAGGCCGGGTGAAGCTGGGAAACTATTTCCCGCCCGAGGATATCAATCCCAAGCTTTTCGAAGCTGCTGTGAAAGCTGGTCTCGTTGAAAACGATCCTGAGAAGAGGGGCGAATTTATCTCAGGCGGAAACCTGTTCAAGAGTATTGCGCCCAGGATTCCGAAGGATCTCATACAAATCCCAGGCATCCAGATCCCGAACAGAAATGAGCTCTCCTGCGAGGCGATGCCCCGGGGCAACGATCCGGAGCTGAAGTATCTGGAGTGGAGTGTCTTCGCAAAGGGAGTAAGACGAGGTCGCAACCGGCGAAATCAAGCATTCTTCACCTTCAAGAAGTACAGGATGACATGGGCCTCTCAGGATGACTCACACACAGAGCACCTGAACATGGCGACACCAGAGGATCTCAAGTTCTATGCGAGCTCAGGCCTGCCCAAACGCCCTGCGGCATACCTGCGCGTAGATCAAGCGCCGATCGATGAGGAGGATTCCCAGTTTCTAGGTGAGGTGGTAATCGACAACTGGATAGTCGATACCTACTACGGACCCAAGGAAGATGCTGGGCTCGCTGGGATCCTGGGGCTGAAATTCGAGATCCTGTGATGAAGTGATATTATAAGTTTCCACCTTGGAATCACGATGACATTAGTGGAACCTCGTGATACTCAGGAATAACTGACCTCAGGCGATTAGGATATACCTTACCATGGACCATGGTCCAACAGGGAACAACTGGTGAATAGATATACGCAGGAGCGCATGTGAGAATTACAGAGTCACAACTTCGCAGAATCATCCGTGAGACGCTCCTCACGGAGGCCGCAATAGCTCCTGATAGATTGCCACTTGGAAAGTATGCGTTCTCTCCCCAGCGCCAGGCGGCCAAGAAGCGTCCTCCGATGGAGAGGAACACACCTGTTGAGTCAGCCCTCCTCAGATCCATCATCAACCACTTTGAGGGAATGAGACCCCTCACACGGAAACAGGCAGAGATGGTGACGGGTTTCATCAGGGACGGACTCTATCCAGATGTCTTCAAGGAGGCTCCGCCTGGGACTTACTATCGGGGAATGTCACTTACGCTAGATGAGCTCGAGAGGATGGGAGTCGACATCACGGAGCTGGACCCTGAGGGCGGGAAGCAGGAACTGCGGGGTAAATTTGTGATCGCTCCCATAGACGACAGGTTCTCCTCCTCTTGGTCTTCCGACATAGAGGTCGCTGACGGTTTCTCATTGGGCCGTCGTAGTCAGAGAGAACACAACACCTACTCGGTCATCTTTGCAGCGAGTTCGAGGGAGAATCTTGGGAAGTTTCTCGATGCCGAGGGCCTGTACGATATCGAGGTGGACGAGTTCACCTTCTTCGCGCAGGAGAAGGAAGTCATCGGCCTCGGGGACATCAATGCAAATTGGATCAGACTTGTGAGGCTTGCATGAGAATCAAAGAATCCACACTTCGCAAGCTCATCCGTGAGACGCTCCTCACAGAGGCGATGATGACTCCCCAGTCAGCCCTTGACATGGGTCTCAGGTTCGAAGCGTACAATGACTTCGGTGCCGTGATGGAAATCTCTGCATACAGGGGCGACGAATTCGTCGGCGAGCTAGCCGCGTCAAAGCAAGATGACTGTTCTGGCGCTTGGTCAATCTTCAGGTCTCAGGTTAAATACAACGGTCTAGGACCTCTCATGTACGACCTCATGATGGACCTCATCAACCCCCATCCCCTGATGTCAGACCGCGAAGAGGTCTCTGGAGATGCAAAGGCGGTGTGGGACTATTACTTCAAGCGCAGGAATGACATCGAATCCGTGCAGCTCGACAACCGCAGGAACTTCCTCACCCAGGACCCCAGCGACAACTGCGACCAAACTGCTGCGCGGGATTGGGCTGAGGACGAAGGCGGCAAGTGGTACGAGTCCTCTCTGTCAAAGGGCTATCGGAGGAAGGATGGCAACACGCCGACTCTTGATGCCATGCGAAGGCTGGGAATGATATCTGAGGGCGGTGGGTAAATAATTCCAAAGATCCGTGTACACGGTCAGGCCCTGGATAGATTAGTCATATCCGAAAGGACAAACGCCCGAATAGCTCAGGGGTAGAGCCCCCTCTTTGTAAGTGGGAGGTCGTCGGTTCAAATCCGACTTCGGGCTCCATTCAATGGAGGGTTGGCAGAGTGGTCGATTGCGTCGGTCTTGAAAACCGAAGTCCCTAAAGGACCGTGGGTTCGAACCCCACACCCTCCTCCAAATCTTGATACAAGAGCCGTTCTGTGGTGTATGATAAGCATCATGGAACGGTTCTTTCTTGTCTATAAGACAACAAATAAGATCAAAGGCGAGTACTACATTGGTGTTCATGTCACTGATGATCTTGAAGACGGATATCTCGGTTCGGGAAAGCGCCTGATTTACTCTTTGAGTAAATACGGAAGAGATGCGTTTGAAAGAGAAATTCTCGCGACATTTAATGATCCCGACGAGATGTTCCAGAAAGAGGCTGAGCTAGTCAATGAAGAGACTCTTAAGGATCCACTCTGCCTAAATCTCAAAGTGGGAGGACATGGCGGCTGGTTGTTGAAAGATAAATCTGCTCTCTACACAGCTGAAAGTCAGGCTATTCGTTCTCCCTATGGCAAGAAAGAGTGGCGGGAAAAGAACGCTGAGAAGATTAGAGAGTGGACAGCAAAAGGGCTTTCTAGCGCTAGACAAAAGCTTTATGAGATGAAGAAGTCAGGATATAAACCAGTAGGCATGCTTGGTAAGCATCATACTGAGGAACATAAGAATCATATGAGCCAAGTTATGTCCGTCGCCCAGGCTGGTGAGAGGAACTCCCAGTACGGAAAGTGCTGGATCTATTCTACCACTGAGAGACAAAGCAAGAGGGTCATGAAGGAAGACGTACAAGGCTGGCTAGACAAGGGATGGAGTCTCGGAAGAAAGATGAAGTTTGACTGAAACATCTCTGAAGCTTTGTTATATTAACATTCATGGGGCGATAAGCTAGTGGGAAACTGGAGCCTTTGCAAGGCTCACTCCCGGGTTCAACTCCCGGTCGCTCCACCACATTGGGGATTTGTGTAACGGTAGCACCACAGACTCTGACTCTGTTT